AAAGGCGCATCCGCCTTCAAGCGCCCGACAAGGGCACCCTGTAATTCAAGTTCTGCACTGGCCATCGGCTATCCCTTCCCCATGGCCTCGCGCACCGCCTTGTTGACGGCCGCGCGGATCTTGGCGGAAGCCTTCTTCTTGTAAGCTCGCCAAGTTGGGAAGATGTGAGGTTGCGCTGCCGTGCCGGGGTGCATCCCCTTGCCGTTTGCAGCCGCATTTTTCTTACCTAGGACCGTGCCGCCGCCTTTTACAGTGCTGTGCGGCGCGGTCCCGAACTCCAGAAAACGCCAAATGTATTCAGCGAATACGCCGGCGGCTGAGGGATCTTTGGTCTGCGCGATACCGACCGGCTGCTTATTGGGATTGTTGGCGAGGCGCTCGCCGCTGAAGCTCTCGCGATATTCGAGCGTCGCGCCAGCAGGAGCGCGTTCACGCATCAGTTCCGCGGCCTCTTCGGCAGCCTGCAGCTTCGCCTCAGCAGCGTACTTCTCGACGTTCGGCGCCAACTGATTCAGCCGCCGCATAAGCGCGTCGCGCCCTTTTAGCTCTGCCATAATAGCCATCAGGTCGCGACTCCCTGAGTGGCCATGATATCCAGCCAGGCGTTCTTGTTGTCTGGATCGACAGTCGCCGTGATGTTGAAAGATCGACTTTGCTGTCGAGCATCGACAGCGCGCCAAGCTGGCGTCACCGCGCGCGCGTCGGCGCAACTACGGATCCGGATGATGAATGGCTGAACACCGGTGAGCCTCGCCGCAAGCACTGGCTCGCCGCCCTTCAGTGGGATAAGCTCGGCCGCTGCGGTAAACTTCGTTTCCCAGTCACCAGACTGCTCATTTCCGAAGCCATCATCCACGATCGCGCGGCACTGGAAAAGTAACTTTTCGCGCAGTTTGCCCGCGTCGGTCATTCACTGGCCTTTCGGTAGACGTCGCCTTGCCGGCGGCTTTCGCTGCTTTTGCGCATGGTGTGGTCACATTAGCCACGGTGCCCGCCTTATAAGCCAACGTGACGGCGGGCGTAGCCCGCCAGTCATAGTCCGCCAGAAAGCGAACCCAGGGCATTAGAGCGCAACGCCAGGGAACTGGAAGCTCAGCTGCAGAACGCTGGTCGACTTTGCAAGGCCGATCAGCTGGACATATTCGCCGGAACCGACGTCAGCGAGCGGACAAATGCCACCGGGCGTGTCAGAGAGGTAATATGCCGTACCGGCAACGACCGTGCCGCCGATGGTGATGTCGCCCGACTTCTGAAATGCGACGGGCTGGCCGACCGATGCACCGTTAAGGGCAATCGCTTTGGCCTGCCGCGCTTCCGCTGTGGCCGAGTTGCTGTCTGCGAGCATCCAACGATTGGTAGCAGCGGCCAAATAGATCGCTTTCCCGGCCGCGATGGTTTCGCCGGCGATGCCCTGATCGCGCTCAGCGTTGCTGGCTGCCAGGACGTTGGCTGGCGTGATTACGATGTCTGCCATGGAGTTTCTCCTGCGGCCTACGCGCCGCGTCTATAATTGCAAAGCAGTGCGTCGAATGCAGACCATCCGGGCAGCGCGTCGTTCTCGCGCTTCTCGTAGGCTTCAGCGATCCAAAGCAGCATTGCGTGTTTGATGGATGGCGGCAGAGCGACGTAACCGACGACTGCAGTAAGCGTGATGCGCGACCCGTTGCGTGGCACCGGCCACTGCTTGCCGTATGCTGGCTCGATGGAAGCCTCGAGGCCGTCGAACCGTTGCTCGGTATCCCCCGCAACGACGGTCGCGTCTGTGCCGTCTGTGGCCACATACGCAATGGATGTAATCGACTGCACCGGCGCCACTGGAAGCCGATCGAAGTCGCAAAAGCCGTCGCACTTCACCTCGACGGTCTGCGTCGCAAGAGGCGTATTGCAATACCGCTCAACATAGTCGCGAGCGGCAGAGATCAGCGTCACGAAAAGCGCGTCATCGTCGTCGTGAAGCACGACGCATTGGCGTTTTGCTTCCTCGACGGAAACGGGATCAGTCGGCGCTTGCGTTACCTTCGGTGGATACCACATTCGCCTTGCCCTTCTTGGTCTTGACTGGCACTTCGACGGCTTCAGCCTTCTCGGCAAAGCCGGCCGCGATAAGGCGATCCGCCTCATCGTCATCGAATTCGTACTCGTCGCCAGGCGCCAAGTTGAATTCTGGGCCGGACAGACCGGCGGTCATTTTCAAAAGCATGTCGCCTCCGTAAAAAAGGCGGGCCGACCGAAGCCAGCCCGCGCGTCTATTAGGCCTGGATCAGATGCTTGATCGCCGCGGTATCAGCGAGCTCGCCATCGAAGCGGATAAGGCCGGCAATACCGAGATCCGGCCAGAACCTCTCGCGCAGAACGCCGATCACGGGCGAGCCGACCTTTCGGACGAAATACTTATTGAAGTCCCCAAACAGAACGGTCTTCTGTCCCGTGGCAATGTCGGCCATGGAGTCGTTCACGTTGAGTTTGTAGCCGAGCAGAGTGGCTGGGCGTCCCTGGGTGACGTCGCCGGCCGACCAAATGTAATCGCCGTCAGAGTTTTTGAGCTTCCTGACCGCCTTGACCGTAAGATCGTTCATCATGAAGGCTGTTTTCGGAGACTTCCGATATGCCCGGTTTACCGAGTGCTCGAGGTCGATGAGCTCATCACAAGTAAGTGCGGTAGCGGAAGCGGCGGTCTTCCCGAGCGTCGACGCGGTAACAACCCCATTCGGAGCAGACGAACCCGTGCCGAGCGTGAGCTGGGCGTTCGCGACACGGCCAAGGCGCTCACCCAGGAGGTCCGCGAGAAGCGCTTCCATGGAGAAGATCGAGTCGGCGTCGAGCTCGAACGACCACCGGATGAATTCGGTGTCGAAGACGTATGCGTCGAGAGACTTCTGCCCGAAGGTGACGTCCTCGGAGCCGTCATCGGTCAGCGCGGCGCCTTCGGTGTGGGCACCTGCCGATTTTGCGGTGTCGTTGACGGTCGGGACCTTCATCGGGTTGCCGGCCGAAGACTCGATGACACGAGCGACATCGCCATCGTACATGGGACCCCAGGCCAACATGCTTCGAACGATCTCGTTCGCAAGCTCGGTCGGCACGGTATAGCCGCCAGCAGTTGTCGAGCCCGCCGTCTGAGCACGCTGCTCAAACTTGGTAACGCCCTGCTTCAGAACCGCACGCTCTTCAGCGCTGAGGTCATCGAAGCCGCCGCATACGACCTTAGCGAAGACGTGACGGTAAGTGAGCTTGTCGCCCTCATCCTGGCCGCGCTGCTCACCATCGCCAGAGATTGGCCGGCGCTCCTGGCGACGCTGCTCGAAACGGGCTTCGATAGCGGCCGTGCGCTCTTCGCGCTCGATCTGCTTTTCGATCTTATCGAACTCAGCCATGATCGTGTCGTGGCGAGCATCGAGCTCTGCGGCGCGGGCTTCGTCGGTGTTTGCCTTGATGGCATCGAGAGCTTCGCGGGCGTCATGGACGAGCTTGCCGCGTTTCTCGTTAAGTTCCCTAAGGGACATACTTTTCTCCAATAAAAAAGCCCGCGTGAAGCGAGCTTGTCGTGTGGTGATATGGCAGGACGGTCGTCCGGCCCTCCGGCAATGCCGGGTGACTACGAGGCGTCCTGCCGGATGCCCCGGATTCTTTGTTCCATCGCCGCGCGCTTCTCAGAAATGCGCCTTGCAGCCGCCGCCGCATTGCGACTTGCGGATCCGCCCTCTGCCCTCGCCGCATCAAGCGAGCGAAGGCCGATCGTTGTGTCTTCGTATGCCGGCCAGGCCACAGCAGAGACCTCGAACAGCTCAACCGCCTGAATCGTGCGCACCGGCACATCGCCGGTCTCGTCCCAGGTTTCCTTGGTAACGCGGAACCCAAAACTCATTCCTGAGATATCTTGGCGCGATACCAGTTCCCAAAGATCGTTTCCGTCGGTGGTGTCCGGTACGTCGATTTCAACGCGCAGCCCAACGCCATCTTCGGCCAGCCGGAGCGTGCCGCTCTTTGTGCGGCCGATAACCCTGCCCGGGTCGTGATCGACGAGTGCGCGAATGTCGCCGCCGAGCGCGGAGGTAAATGCGCCCGGCGCAATCTTTTCTTGGAAGTAGCTGCCGATCATGGCCAGCCGCTCGAACTTGGCGGCATAGCCGATTAGGGTTCGCTTCCCATCATCGGCGCGGTGCTCGACGGCGCCGACGTAGCTGCGCTTTTCAATATTGGTCGTCATGCGGCGTCAGCCTTATCTGGTTCATTATCGTTCGCTGAGTCCTGCGCCCCCGCCTTGTTTTGCTGGCCATAGGTGGCCGTGCCAAGGGGCGCTGTCGCGCCCTGAAGGAACAGATCATCACCGTGAGGCATCGCCGGGCGGTCATCCAGTGCCCTAGCTTCATTGGGCGTCAGAAGCGCATTTTGGACCGCCTTAGCCAAGCCATCCATGCGGGTGGCGAAGTCGCCGCGCATGAGCCCGTCGAGCACATGCCTAACGTAACGTGAGCCACCGGCACGCCCGAAGAACTTCAAGTTAAGTTCATCTTCCAACGCTTTGGCCCATTGGCCGATTAGGTGCTGGACGAGCATCAAGTTCTGTTGCTCGGTGTTTGCCATCGTGCCGTGCGTCAGATCCTGCAGAAATACCGGCGGAAGCTGATACACACGTGCGATCTCTTCCGCTTGGAATCGGCGTGCCTCAACCATCTGGCCCTTTGCGGGATCGATACCGACCGGCGAGAGCTTGTAGCCCGCGGGGATCGGGAATATAGGCTCGTCAGCGCTCTTGGCTGCGTCGACCGACCTCTTGATGTCTGCCTGGGCGCGCTTCATCGCCTCAGCGCCTGCAGGCAACGGACCTTCCAGCGCGAGTGGCGGGACACCACCACCTGCAAAAAAGTTGCTGCCGTAATCGTTCATCGCGATTGCAAGCTGAATCGCCTTTGATGCCTGATTGATTGGGCCGTAGTGCTTCAGTCCGCAACTGCGCCGCATGAACGGTACGTCAATGACGTCGCCCGCGTCGTATGTCTTGCCCTCAAACTCGTATACGATTTTCAGGCCGACACGTTTGATGGTGGTCTTCACCGGATCCATTGGCCAAAGCGAGTCGATGCCTTGCGGCGTGCGCTCGATATAGGCGAGGCCGCGGCCGCCGGTGAATACCTGCTGCCAAAACCACTGCCAAAAACCGAACGAGCCGATCGAGTCGTTCGGCGCTGCGTTCACGACCGTTTCAAGCCTACCGCCCACGCGCTTAGCACCATCTTTGGTATCGCGATATGCATGGCGAGGCAGCGCAGCTAGCGTCCGCGATAGAAATGCGACAGCCGCCCAGACGGCTGGCACGCGGAGAGCGTTGTCGATCGTGACGTGTGGGAGGCTGGCGCTCTGGACACCGAAGAATGCCAAGAAGTTTTCAGCACTCACCGGCACCGTCGGATTTTCGATGGTTGCGCGCGATTCCGGCGCTTTCACCGCGCTCGGGCGGGAAAACCAGTCTTTGATAGCCATTACGCCGCCATAAGTTGGAAGTTCGGGTCGTCCCATGGGGAAGCTATGGGCGCGATTTCAGCGCCGCCGTCTGCAGCCGCGCCAGCGGCCATTGCAAGAGCGACCGCCGAGTCGATACGCACCGACGCACGGGTTTTCACAAACCACCGATTTCCGTGAGGATCCGGTGGATGGTTGAATGTCGCACCCATGAGAGCGGACATCAGGACTGGATTGCGACGGAGCCGGATGCGCCCATCAATGATGAGGTTTTCCAGTTCGGTTACAGAGCCGGGCATCCACAGCCCGAGCGGCGCTTTTTGGCCGGCGGCCTTAGCTGCCTCGATGCGCGCCTCAGATGGCTTGGCCCTCACCTTTCCGCCTTGCGGATGGGGTAAGGTCTCAGCCTCTACGCCGAACGCATCTAGCTCATCTTTGAACTTGGCGAACGCGTAGTTGTCATAGGCGATCGCCTTGATGTTGAAGGTGCTGTTGATCTCAGCCACTCGAGCGGCAATGATATCGAAGCGGATGCGCGGACCTGGTGGAGCGTTGAGAAACCCGTCACGGACCCAAAGGTCGTAGGGCTGCTTGTCTGCCGCGGTCCTGGCCGCCAAGGTATCGCCCGGCGTCCAGGCCTCAATCCAAGCATCATAGGTCGGCAGGACTGCTATGCTGCTGTCGGCTCGAACGACTTCGACCGTGCCAGTCGGCACGACACACGCCACAACAGCCATGTCCTTGGTGCCGGCAAGGTCGATGCCCAGGTAGACATCCTTGCCTGCGTGTTCCTCTGGATCAAACGGTACCATGACCGTCTCAACCGTTTCGCGGGACATCCACGCTTTGTCAGCATCGGTCCAGACGCAGAAATGCAAGCGAAGAACGTTATTCAGCTTGCCAGGCACTGCCCTAGCTTCGGCAACCACCCCAGCGAGATAATCGACTGTCAGGATCGTGCCGAGAAGCGGATTCGCCTTCACCCAGCATGACGAGTCCGTCATCGGATCATCGTCTTTGTCGAGACTGCAGATAAACGCGAAGACGCTGTCACTGCCCTCCCACGCCTCGCCGACAAAGGTAAAATCGTCGTCTGGCGTTTGGGTGCCGGCCACAACCTTGACCGCTCGTTCCCGCTCCTCCCAGCAGACCGAATTCCTGTCGCTGCCGGAGTTTGTGATCATCAAAAGCAGAGGGTTCTGCCGAAACTTGAATCCCCGCTGGAGCATTTCCATGATGCTGCGGTCAGGATGTTCATGAACTTCATCGCAGAGGGCCATGTGCGGGCGTGGCCCTGAGCCGGTCTTGCCTGCCTCCTTGGAGATCGGGCGGAAGAACGACTGCGACCGGTGATGGGCAATGTTGAATTCCTTGCCCAAGCCGCCACTGAATTTCAGCCGATCGTTCAAAGCTGGTGCCTGCCGGACCATCTTGCACGCGTCCTGAAACAGGATCTGCGCTTGGTCTTTCTTGGCGGCGGCGGCATAGATCTGTGCGCTAGGCTCAGAGTCTGCCATGAGGCCATAGAGGCCAATGCCGCCGGCGAACGGCGACTTGCCGTTGCCTTTACCTTCCTCGATGTAGACCGTGCGAAAGCGCCTGGTCCCGTCCGTCCTTTTCCAGCCGAAGATGGAGCCCAGTTTGAAAGCCTGCGACGGATGCAGCTTGAACGGCTTTCCGTCGAACTGGCCGTCGCTCAGGCGCAGGCGCTCTTCAAAGAAACGGAAAACTCGCGTGGCTGCCGCGTCATCCCAAGACAGCCCGCGCTCATGACCATTGGTCAGATCAGCTAGATGTCTGCGGCAAGCGTTTCGAACGTGAGGACCGGCAATGATCTCCCCATCAAGCACTGCACGCGCATAAGCAGACACGCGCTTTAGCGCCGGCCCCTCAATCGAGGAGGTCGTCCTTTTCCTCATCGGCATCAGTCACCGTCACTTTTGAGGCGTCAGAAGGCGTTGCCCCCATCTGCCCCAGCATCTGCCGGAGGAGATTCATCGCCTGGACTCCAACCTCTTGGCCGGCCATCATGCGCCCCTGGATATTGGCCGCCATCCCGACCAGCATTCGGTGGGACTCAGTCAGCCACGGAATTTCCTTGCGAAACAGCTCCCAGGCTGACTTTGCCTTGATCGTGTCGTTGTCGACGATCCACTTCGGCGGAGCTCCAAGGGGCTCATTGGCGCCTAGTTCTTTGCGCCCCTTGAACCGGCCCGCGTTGATCTTGTCTCTGCCCTCGGTCTTAGCCTTGCCGAGGGGATTTCTCAGCCTGGCCATCTGGCGAAATCCTAATCAGGGTGGGTGGGTCATATTTTGAATTGCAGATGCGTGCGCGATGCGGCAACACCGGTTCCTCGATGGCGCAGTTCCACAACTTTGGAACACCCCTCCCCGTCAGAGGGGCCAGCCGTCCGGCCCGAACCGCACGACGGTCTTGCCGTTGTCCTCGAGTTGCCCGCGCGAGGCATGGCATGGCCCGCATGTTGAGACCAATGGGCCGCCATAGAAAATCTCAAGGTCACCTCGATGTGGCGTTGCGTGATGCACCTCAGTAGCCTCGGTGATCGTCTCCGATTCCAAACACCATTCGCAAAGCGGCGACTGCGCTAGCTGCTGATGTCGGATGGAGCGCCAGCGTGCCGTCTTGTAGAGACGGCGGTAGGCTGCGGCTTCAGCAGAGCGGCCACCAGGAACTCTGGGGTAGGTCAAGCGTTCAATCTCCGCAAACCCAGGAGGCGCAGATGGCAGACGATAAATCGAAACGTGGCGCGGCTGACCGCAACAAAGTTGCCGGCGGAGAACCATATGAAGTCAGCTACTTCGCCAAGAAGCATGGATTGAGCAAGGAAGATGCGGAGCGCATCATCAAGCGGCACGGCCCAGATAGAGATGCAGCTGACAAGGCGGCTCAACGGCTCAAATAGCGAAAGCGCCAGGGAGCGCGATTACCGCCGATAGCAGCACCGACACTCAACCTGGCGCAGGATTACCGCGTCGCGAGAGGAGGCGCGCTGCGGTAATTGGAAAGGTTTTAGACTTAAGGTCCCGAATATTTTGCAGGGGTACGTGATGGCCTTAAGTCAATTCCAGATAATCAAATCGTTAGGGGAAGCGCTTGCGTGGTTCGAGCGCGAGCTTGCGTGGGGTGTTCCAGCGTCGGAACTTAATCACCTCACCGGTCGTATCGGTGAGCTCTACACAGCTATGTTCACTTACGGGCAAATGGCGCCCGAGTCGAAGCAGCGTGGTTATGACGTGGTGAGCGCGGACGGACAGAAGATCTCTGTAAAGACAGTGACTTCTTCGACCCAAGTATCGTTCAACGAAAACACATTCAGCGATGTCGATCGTGTCGTGGTCCTCAGGATCAACGCTAAAGAGCTGGCAATCGAGATATTGATGGATCTGCCGGCATCAGAAGCCCGAGACAGCATGCGGACACGCGCAGGAAAGCTCGTGTTTCCGACCTACAAGTCGCCAACGCAAGCCGATCACCTTCCT